CAACAAAAAAGCAGAGAAATCACAAAATTTAGTGATATTAGAATAAAAGAAATGATAGAATATTACAATAAATTACTAACTAACTTAAAATAATTCTTGTTTTGTTTTGTTTTCTGAAAAGGGGTAGGCTTCGGTTTACCTCTTTTTTTTTTTAAATTATTTTATAAACATAGTTGTTAATTAAATAAAAAGTATTATATTTACATATAACATTAAAACAAGACAATATGTATTACATTATTACCACACAACAAGGAGACCAAATTAAAGAGACTGATTACTTTAAAGCATTTAGATATTCTTTATTCAACAAATGTATTTTAGAACAACGTAATGGTTCTGGAGTTAGAGTAGAAATTAATAACTTTAGCAACCTATAATATGAAAAACGAACCTATACACGAAACAGTAAAAGACTTATATACTTTTAAAAATATGCAGATAGATGCATTACAAAAAGAACTATGTAAAGCAAATACAAGAATAACTAATTTAGAAACATTTATATTTGAATTATGTGATGATGGATGTCCAGAATCATACAAAGATATAGTAAAAAAGGAAGTACTAAATGACTTTACAAGAGATTAACTTTCATACTAATTATGAGCTATTAGCTAACTTATTGTTAGAGTTTAACAAAAAGAAACCTAAAGAAGCTGATAAATATATGAAAGCATTAAGTGAGATGTATTTTTATATAAACTCAATGCACATAGAAAACAGAGAATTAAGATTAGATAATAGTAATACTAAACAACAATTAAGAAAACAAACTCTGGACTTTTACGAGTTTAAAAATAATGTAGAAGAAATTATAAATTAAAACAAAATGAACAGAGAAAAACTATTAGAACTATACAAGAAGTACGAACTAACAAAAGATGATGTATATAAACATCAACATTATGTTATAATAACACGAAAAGGCATAGAAAAGATACAAGCAAAAGAAAACATTGCTATAACCTATGAAGTTATTAAGTGTGAAACAAACTTTGCAGTATTTAAAGCAAATGCTTATATTAGTACAAAACCAAACACAACTATAGAAACATTCGGCTCTGCATTAAAAGGAGCATCATTTAAAGATGGTAATTGTAATACTTGGTATGTTGCTGAAATGGCGGAAAAAAGAGCTTTATCAAGAGCAGTACTTAAACTAACTGGCTTTTATGAGTTAGGGGTATTTGGAGAAGACGAATCAGAAGATTTTAAAAAAGTAAATAAAGATAAATTAATAAACTTAAATAAATAACAATGGCATCATTAATCAATTTAAACATCAACGTAGAAAATCTACCTAAAGAAAAATTTGTAAAAGGAAAGAAAGGCGTTTACTATAACTTTACAATAAGTGTAAACGATGATACTAATCAATTTGGTCAAAACGTATCAGCCTTTGATTCACAAACAAAAGAAGAAAGAGAAGCTAAAAAGCCAAAGCAATACATCGGAAATGGTCGTGTATTATGGACTGACGGCAAGTCCACGAAAGCACAGCAAGAAGCTCAACCACAAGACAACGACAACAATGTAGATTTACCATTTTAATATTTGGGAGGGTGTAAAAGCCCTCCTTTTTTTATGACCGAAGAACAGAAAATGTTTATGCAGCTCTTGGAAGAAGAGTGTGTAATAAATACTAATGACATAGTAGAATATCCACCAGTAGCAATATCTATGGGAGAAACAACTATACAAACACTAAAAGGTTCAAAGACCTTACCAATACCTTTAGGTACTTATGGTAACTTTAGTTTTGTACAAGCACCCCCTAAAACTAAAAAGACTTTCTTTATTAGTTTATTAGCTTCTGTATATTTAGGAAACAAAAACAAATTTGGTGGAGAGTTAAGAGGACACAGAAACAATAAATGTCTTATACACTTCGATACAGAACAAGGGAAGTTTCACGCTCAAAGAGTATTCCGTAGAGTTGTAGATATGAACCAAGAACAAGATTTAGGTTGCTATCACACTTTTGGTTTAAGAACAGTAGGGTTTAAACATAGAGTAGAATTTATAGAATACTATTTAAAAGAAAAAATAGAAGAAGGCAAAGTAGGATTAGTAGTTATAGATGGAATAGCTGATTTAGTAGCAGATGTAAATAATTTAGAACAAAGTAACCACATCGCACAAAAACTAATGGAATGGTCGCAAAAGTTTAATTGTCATATTATTACAGTAATACATAGTAATTTTGGAACAGATAAACCAACTGGACATTTAGGAAGTTTTTTAGAAAAAAAGACAGAAACACAAATACAATTAGAAACAAATACAGTAAATAAGGATTGGATAACAGTTAAATGTAAACGGAGCAGAGGTTATGCATTTGAAACATTTAGCTTTAAAGTTAATGACATAGGTCTACCAGTGATAGTTGGAGATTTATATAATCCCTTAAAAGGTGTAAGTTTTTAGTATGACAGAATTTTTAGTAGCATTAGGAAAAAATCATAAAGAGTGGGTACAAATAGCAAAAAATCTAGGAGCGAAGGATTATGCAGAAGACATAGTACAAGAAAGCTATTTAAAGATTATTAAATATGCAGACAACAAAAATGTATATAGCAATGGTAAATATTCTAAAGCTTATATGTATTTCACAATTAGAAGTGTATTTATAAATTATATTAAATTAAAAAACAAAGTGCATAAAATACAAATAGAAGAATTTTACAAAGACAAAGACTTTAACGAGATTCCAGAAAAAGATATGCATAAGTTTACAGCTACTGATGAAATAAAAAAAGAAGAAGCGTTTTGGAGATTATGTGAGAAGATGGACAATGAGTTAGATAAGTGGCATTGGTACGATAAGAGTATTTATGAATTATATAGAGATACAGATTTAAGCATTAGAGGTTTATCAACTGAAACTAAAATAAGTCCAGTAAATATATTTCATACACTAAAGAAAGGCAAAGATAAAATAAGAGATAAGTTTAGTGAAGACTACGAAGATTTTAAAAACGAAGATTATAATTTAATATGAAACCACCAAAAGACAAACGTACTAAAGAGTACAAAGAATGGAAAGCAAATTACGACAAAGAATCAAAAGGGTTAGGAGATACCATCGCCAAGATTACTAAAGCTACTGGAATAGATAAAGCTGTTAAGTTTATAGCTGGAGAAGATTGTGGCTGTGATGAAAGACAAATAGCTCTTAACAAAGCTTTTAGATATAAAAGACCAAAGTGTTTATTAGAAAACGAATATGTTTATTTAAAAGAATGGTTTGCTCTAAACAGAACAAGAGTAAACCCATCAGAACAAAAACAATTATTAAAAATATACAACAGAGTATTTAATGATAAAAAAGTAATGACATCTTGTGGGAGTTGTATAAGAACTATAACTAATGAATTAAACTCTTTATATAAAACTTATGGAAATTAGACCACGCATTAACGGAAACAAAAAAGCAGCTTACGAGAACATAACTAAAAAAGAAACAAGAGTACTTGTTATAGGAGACTTACACGAGCCATTCTGTTTAGATGGTTATTTAGAACATTGTCAAGAAACTTATGCAAAGTACAATTGTAATACAGTTGTATTTATAGGAGATGTTATAGATAATCATTACGCTTCTTTTCACGAAGTTGATATAAATGCTGAATATACTGGTAAAACAGAACTTGATTTAGCTATTAAAAAAATAGCAAAATGGTATGAAGCATTTCCTAAAGCTGATGTAACAATCGGAAACCACGATAGGCTTATAATGAGAAAAAGTCAAACAAGTTCTATCCCAAAAAAATGGATTAAAGCTTACAAAGATGTATTAGAAGTACCACAATGGAAGTTTGTTGATAGAGTTGTAATTGATGGTGTACAATATATACACGGAGAAGCTGGAACTGCAAGAACTAAATGTAGAGCAGATATGCAAAGCACAATACAAGGACACTTACATACACAATGTTACACCGAATGGTATGTAGGTCAAAACTTCAAAGTCTTTGGTAGTCAAGTAGGTTGTGGAATAGATGCGAGTTCTTATGCTATGGCATACGCTAAAAGAGGAAAGAAACCAGCCATTGCTTGTGCAGTAGTGTTAGGAGGACATACAGTAATCAATGAATTAATGGAATTATGATATTAGACGTTGATAGCGAATTAAAAAAAGAAGTTTGGAGTTTTCTAAAAGAAAACAATATAGGTAATAGGTCAAAAGCAGATGGAAGTAAAGAAGAACAATTTGTAGGATTATTAGGGGAAATTTTAGTTAAAAGACATTTAAATATAGAACATAAGTATTCTAATGGATTTGATGGTGGGTATGATTTTATTTACAAAGGTAAAAAATTTGATGTAAAAACAATGGGTAGAAATGTAGACCCAAAAGATTATTATGTAAATAATTTTATTTGTTATCAATTAGATTATGAATGTGATGGATATGTGTTTTGTTCTTTAAATAAAAAAACTAATAAACTTACTATATGTGGTTGGGTTACTAAAGAAGAATTAAAATCAAAAGGAGAATTATTTATAAAAGGTCAAACAAGACAAAGAACAGATGGCTCTACGTTTAGATTAAAAGCACCTACTTTAGAAATAAAAAATAATAAGTTAAATAATATTAAAGATTTATGAAAAATAAAAAATATACAACTAAAGAAAGATTTAAAATACTAGAATCTACAGCAGCCACTTTATATGTAGCAATAGAAAAACTATCTAAAAGAATAGATGGTATTGATGAGTTCTTAACTAAAGCAACTAAAGATTATGATGAAAGTACAGAAAAAAAGACTTGATATTTGTGCAAAAGATGGAAATTATTTTGAAGATTTATTTAAAGAAAAAATAATATCATATAATTTTAATTGGGTAAAATCTTCCAAAGAAGATGATTGGTACAGACACATTGATTGTTATGTCAATGGATATGGTGTAGATGTAAAAGGCAATAGGCATTTAAATACTATATGGCTTGAACATACAAATGTAAATGGAAATAAAGGTTGGTTAAGAGGAGAAGCTTTTTATATAGCTATGTATGTAATGGAACTAAATTGTTTTAGTATTTATAAAAGAACAGATTTGTTAGATTATATAAATAATAATGTAAAAGAAGAATGTAACAATAAATATGAATATTTAAAATTTTATACAAGAAAAAAATGGGGAAAGAAAGATAAAGTAGTTAAAGTTAAATATGACTATATAAAACATTTAGAATTAAAAAAATTATAATTTATAAACAAAATTGTTTATATTTGCACAAAACAAAACAAAATGAAAAAAGAAGTAACATTAGAATATGATAACATAGCTTTAGTTGTTGTAGGAGAATATCAAAAAGGACAAGATGGTAGTTATATGTATCCAGATTTCAGTAGTGATTTTAATTGTTTTAAAGTGCTATGTGGAGGACAAGACATTATAGATATACTAGAACAAGAAGTAATTGATGAGTTAGAGAATCAAGCTATAGAAATAATAGAAGAACAATGGTAGTTTTATTTGATGCAGATAGTTTGGTCTATTCTTCTTGCTGTGGTGTTGATGACATACTTGATGAAGCTATAGGAAAGTTTGATGAGATATTTATGTCAATTGTAAATAGACTAGAAGAAACATACGAGATAGAAAGAGTAATTACTTTTAACAATAGCAAAGGTAATTTTAGAAAACTACTAGACCCAAACTACAAAGCAAACAGAAAGAAACAAGAACACCCTAAATTACTATATGAGATGCACGAACACATAGCAGAGATATATAGTACAAAAAGTTCTTATGGTGTAGAGACAGATGATTTAGTAGCAACGTATTGGAAAACACTAACAGATGAATTAGGACACAACAATGTAATAATAGTATCGCTTGATAAGGATTATATGCAACTACCAGCATTAATTTATAACTACCATTATAATCATCAATGTATTTATGATATAACACATCAACAAGCATTATATAATTTTTACGAACAAATGATAATTGGAGATAGTGCAGATAATGTAAACTACTGCAAAGGGTATGGTAAGGCATATGCAATAAAACTTTTCAAAGATTGCAAGACACATTATCAATTTACTAAAAAGACATACGAGTTATTTAAAACAATATACAAATCAAAAGCAAAGTTAAAATACATACAATGTTATAACCTTTTAAAGTTAAGAACACAATGAGACAGTTTAAACCTTTAAAAAAAGATAAGCCTAACAAAAAACAAAAGGCAGCAAGAAGAAAGCAAAAGGAAAGGTTTATAGAAGAAGAAAGAAAACCTAAAGTAAAAAGGAATGGAGTATTAATAAAAGACAAGAACAATGAGAGCAACTCAACCACACTATGAAAACGGAAAAGGATATGATGTTATAGATTTCATCAAAGACTACAACTTAAACTTCAATAGAGGAAACATAATAAAGTACATAAGCAGAGCAGACAAGAAAGACCACGAACTAATGGATTTACTAAAAGCTAAAGACTATCTTGAAAGAGAGATTGAATATGTACGAAACACAAGGACTCAAGAATGATATAATATATCAATTTTACTACATTGCATTATACGACTACGAGAAAGGAACTGAATTAGACGAATTAAGAATTATCTTATACGACTATGAAGATAAAGAGATGTACTTGGAATGTGAAGGAATTAAACTAGCAATAGAAAAAATAGAATTTACACAATTAATACAAAATATAATAAATGGAAACGACAACGATTAGAAAATTAGTAGAAAGAGAATTAGGATACGAAATAGGAGGTAAGACAAGAAAAAGACAAGTTGTTTATGGGAGAGCAATATACTTTAAAATATGCAAAGACAGAACAAATCTATCTTTACAAGAAATAGGACAAACACTAAACCTACACCACGCAACAGTACTACACTCTATAACAAATGTATTCCCAGCATTTGAAATGTATAACCCAGAATATATGGAAATATACAATAGAATAAAAAAGACAGATGAATACATCCCTATAGATAGACAATTAGCAAGACTAAAAATAGAACACTACCAACTACAACTCAAATACGACTATGTAAGAAAACTAAACATAGATATAAAACACAGAACACTATTAGGTAAAATAAAAGAAATACCAGACCCACAATTACCAGAAGCAGAAAAAAGAATAAGCAGACTTGTTGAAAGACTCAAATAACAAAAACACAATATATTTGTTATATAAAAAATAATTAATAATAATCTTTTTTAATTATGGATAAAAGAAAAAACAACGGAGGACATACAACTGCTGGTAGAAAGCCTAAAGCCGAAGAAGTAAAGTTAATTGAAAGACTAACACCACTTGAGCCACAAGCTTATGCAGCTCTAAAAAAAGGAATAGAATCTGGAGAGTTTAAGTTTATACAAATGTTCTATCATTACTATGCTGGTAAACCTAGAGAAACAAAAGACATTACATTAAATACTGAACAACCTTTATTTAATATTATTGATTAATGTTTGTAGTAACAACTGCAATTAAAAAACTTCTTAAACTAAAGAAACGTAAAAAGATAGTTCAAGGTGGAACATCTGCTGGTAAAACGTTTGGCATACTACCTATCCTCATAGATAGAGCTATAAGAACTCCTAACGTAGAAATAAGCGTAGTTAGTGAGTCTATACCACATTTACGTAGAGGTGCTTTAAAAGACTTCCTAAAGATTATGATGATGACCAATCGTTATAATGATGCGCAATATAACAAGTCAATGCTTAAGTATAAGTTTGCAAACGGAAGTTACATAGAGTTCTTTAGTGTTGAATCAGCAGATAAATTAAGAGGAGCAAGAAGACACACACTATATGTAAACGAAGCTAACAACATACCTTACGAAGCATACAACCAATTAGCAATAAGAACATCTGGAGATATATGGATTGACTTTAACCCAACCTCATCATTCTGGGCGCATACAGAACTACAAGGCAAAGATGATGCAGACTTTATAAAGCTAACCTATTTAGACAACGAAGCATTACCAGACACAATTATAAACGACATAGAGAAAGCTAAAGAAAAAGCAAAGACATCTACATATTGGAATAACTGGTGGAATGTATATGGACTAGGAGAGATAGGAAGTTTAGAAGGTGCTTGTATTAAAGACTGGAAACCTATTGACTTACCAAACGAAGCAAGGCTACTTTGTTATGGAATGGACTTTGGTTATACTAATGACCCTTCTACTTTAATAGCACTTTACAAATACAACAACTCATATATCTTTGATGAGGTCATATATCAAAAAGGATTACTAAATAGTCAGATAAGCAACTTACTTAAAACACACGAAGCAAAAGAAATCATATATGCAGATTCAGCAGAACCTAAAAGTATTGCAGAGTTGTCAAGCTATGGTCATTTAATAATGCCAGTAAAAAAAGGTAAAGACTCAATAGTGTATGGTATTAACCTCATCAATCAAAATGAAATCTATATAACTAATAGAAGTCATAACTTAATCAAAGAATTACAAAACTACATTTGGCTAAAGAACAAAGAAGGAGAAACACTTAACAAACCAATAGATGCTTTTAACCATTGTATAGATGCGATGAGGTATGCTATCACTTCACAATTAGAGAATCCTAATAAAGGTCAATATTACATTTACTAAATGTTAAAGAAATGTTAAAGTTTTGTTAAAATTTAATAAACATTGTTGTTAATAAGTAAATGTTTTGTATATTAGCAGTATAATTAATTAGTTATTTGAAATGTTGTAATAAATCGAAAGCATTAGTAAATGTAGTTTAGTAAAATATCTGCATTGAGAATGTTTCTTAAAAAGTATGAAAATGTGTTAGTAATTATCCTTTAGTAAGAAATTTAAGATAGATTTATACAGCATAAACAAAACAAAACAAAACAATGAAAAAACTAAAACACTACTTAACATTAACATTATTCTCATTTGTATTATTAATTGCAAGTGTAGTATTATTATCGCTTGAATCTATTATACATAACTTAATATTTTATATATGATAGAGGTAAAACAAGGCAAGGTAACAGTATATAAAAACAACACAACAAAAGTATATACACTAAAAGAATACACAGATACTATTTACTATAGAAAACTATATACAAGAATATATCAAATAATTTGTATTTTAGCTACTATGTTTATTCCAGCAATAATGATTAACTTGTTTAAATGACAAGAAACGTAAGAGAAGCTATTAGTTGGTGTTTAAAGAATGACATCAAGGTAATAGTAAAACCACTAACAAGAACAAGAAGACCAGAGGTTAAATTAGAGATACATAGAGAAGGAAGAATACAAATTGGAAACGAAACATACAGACAAGACAAAAAGTTAGGAGATAAGATACAAGAGTTATACTTATACCTATATAAGACATTAAGATAATTTTTAGTTGATAGTTAGATAAAAGAGGGTTGCTTTATACAAAGTAATCCTTTTTTTGTTTTATAAAAAACACTTTATGCAATTAGAAGTTTCTATACCTAGTACACTAAAAGAAGTCAAGTTAAAAGACTATCAAGACTTCTTACTTATAGAGAATCCAAGTAACGATGATTTACTTAAATGCATCCTCAACATAAACACAAAAGAGCTAGGTAAGATTAAAGACAAAGATATAGATTACTTAATCAATCACATCAATAAACTATTT